GTTCTCTCTCTGTACTCTTATCTGTTTCTTTCTCTTCTCTTCTCTTCTCTCCATCACGTTTTGTGATTGTTTCGTGATTGTCTTGTGATTCAATCGTTTCTGGATTCATCACGCTTTCATTTTTTCGTTTGCGGTATTGCTTTGCGCGCTCTGTATCGGGTATTGCCCGTTGGCGTTTGATGTAATTCTTTATCAAATATCCGGTTCCTTGGTTGATGATTATTTCGGTTTTGAGCAGTTCTGGTATTGCTGATTCCCAAAACTCAACGGGTTTTCGTGAATAGAAAGCAATATCTTCAACGCATGGCACCAATCCGGTTAATTCTTCCCCCTCGATCATCTTTGCCACCAAAAATATTTCGTGCATGGCGAGCTGCGCGTATTCTGACAAACGGTGATATTTCGGATCATCAAGAATATCGGTGTACGATTTCAGCCAATAGCCCATTTATTTACCTCGCCTGGATTGACATTTCCAGCCGCTCAATTTCCTTTTTGAACAGATCGGGGCCGGAGAATTGAAATATATCTTTCTGAATAAACTCAAACATCGGGTATTTATTTGTGAAGTCGGTATGGTCGTCCTTGGAGTGTTTCAATCCGGCGCCGTAGAAGATGCCTTTTCGCAGGATCAGCTTCGCGGGAAGATAACCGCATACCTGCAGGTAATCAGTTTTTAGATTGTGAGACGTGAAAATAAAATAGTGCGCTGCATGGGAAAGCTGGGCGGCGTAGTAATTGTGTTTATAGTGGTCTTTGACATCCACCATCCGGCGCATTGATTTGACATCGAAGGCGGCGCTGTTCTTGTTCCTGAAATCAACACCGCCATCATATCCTTCGGACCCGTTTGGAAGTGGGTAACCCAGGAAATCGCAAATGACCGCTTCGGCCAGGATGCCCGTATACTGTTTTTCTTTATTTCCAGCCCTGTAATCCGCGAAGATTCCAAAGTCGTAATTATCAACTTGGTTTTTTGCATAATCTTTAAGCCGTTTAATTAATGGGATATTAAATATCATTTCAGCATCCTCATATCTTTGAGAAATTGATAATAGGCAACCTGGAAAGGTTTTTTGTCAAAAATAGTCGAGACAGCCATTTCCAGGCCGCCCTTATATTCAAAAAAAGCATCATTCAAAGCACGTTTAAAAGACTTGTTATAACCTTCGATCGGGTTCCATTTATCCAGTGGATTGCAGATCGTTATCCCCATCAATCCGGAATCGGGTTTACTCAAACGCTGAATGATACATGCAGTGATCGGATAAGCCTGAACAAAACTGACGCGGTATTTTGCGTCATTTTCATTGACAACCTCAAACGAATCCGCCGCATGAAACTCATTACTTTTGTTTGCCATTTTCGCCTCGTATAATTTCCTCAACATCTTCCACGTCAAACACTCGCGCCTGTGGCACTTTAAAACCCTCGATTTTTAGAGTAACTGTCGCCAGTGTCGGGTTGTCTTTATCATTCACACCGAATAAGGTCCCAATTCCGAGAGGGGTCAGGACGGGACGTTGTTGCAGATTACCTTTATTAAAATTTGATGTCATTTTTCCAGTCCTCGTCTTCATCATCCGCGGCGATACATAAGCCGAGTAATAGCGCAAGTAAAAATATGACCAGTATGCCGCCAACCAGGATTGTTAAGAGTTTCATGTAATTACCTCCGCGCCCGGATGGTCACATAAGGATCTCCTTTTTTCTTATACTGTTCAAGTTGGGGCAGTACCTTAATGGCTTCATCCAGCCCTTTGGTATCCCACGATATGCGCCCGGAAGTGAAGATAGCTTCTAATATGTCACCTTGCGCAGTTGCGCCAATAAGAATGACATCAGCCTTAATCGAAGTTTCAAGCGTGGCAATATTGTTGTTCATGGAATCGGCTTTTGGCTTGAATTCATCCTCAATTTCCTGAATTTTCTGCTTGAGTTCGGGCGAGTAGAGACTTTCAATCAGCACCTGTTTATCCGCATAAATTTCACTTACGGCATTTCGCCATTCTGCTAACTGATTTAACTTTTCGATTGTGTTCATTCCTCCACCTTTTTTTCAATGTCATAAACTATTCTATTAATTGGATTCTCTAATGCTCCCTTGAGTTTTTCCTGAAAATCATCTTCGTAATGTTCCGCAAAAGGATTTTGACCAAATCCACTAGCGACTTCTTTTCTGCAAATAGGGCATTTCCAGATATCACAATTCCAGATTTTGTAAGGCTTACCTCCTAATGCAATGGCGGTATCAATACACACGCCATTATTAGATTCTGGATATAACTCCACCCGACACTCAACACAGACTATTTTGTGCATTTCATTACCTCCATGTTATTTTTATTTGTGGGCGAATCGGCCATAAGGCCCCAACTCGCCCACTTAAGGAGAGGAGAAATGTCCTACTGCCCGAACACCTCTAAATCAGCCGCGCCAGCAGCATTTACAACATTCATGGCGCCCTCAATCCGCGCGCTGCGATAAATGCGCGCCCAGGAAAGCACTGTATTTATGGGCGTTTTTGCGTCCAGCTTTTTGGATTGACCCAAAATATTGATGGCGTGATTGGCAGTTGTAATGCCAAGTTCCCTGTTTTCAAGCAGCGCCTTAACCTGATCCTCGGTGAATGTTTTGGATTGGGTAAATAACTCACCCTGCGGACCTTCATCCATCAATGGTTCAGTGGGTATTTCCTCTTCCGTTTCCTCGTCCTCAATATCAGGCTGGTCGGGTTCAATATCCTTGGCTTGAACATCCACAATTTCTTTGCCAGCAGGGAGCAGGTCTAATCCGTTGCCAGGCAGCGCCAGGCGTTTCACTTCTTCCAGTTTTGATTTCACCCAAACCGGATCGGCTTCAAGAGATAACATCCATTTTGTGTAACGCACCCGTGAAATACCATCCGCCTTGGGTGTGCTGATTTTCTTTGGGCGACGGCGTAAGACGATAGGGATACCGGCCAAGTGTCCGCTATTGATCTGTTTCAGTGCTTCAAGCTGGGCTGAAATGTTGGCAATATCGTGAATGGAAGTAGTCAAAACCACCATGTAAACCGCGCGTTGTAATTCAGGAATGACCACCTTCAAGCGGCCGGTCGGTTTGCAGTAAATTTTCTCCATCTGACCTTTGGTATTCTTGTAACTGCCAACGGGTTCACCCTGCTTGTAGGCTGTGTAAGGCTCGCCGTCTTTGACCAGTACAGCACCGGTTTTGGTATCGACCAGGTAGATAAACCTTTCGCCGTCAGACCTGGCAACCATGCGGCCGGCAGTATAGGCTTCGTACCAGCACTGCCAGGATTTATCAATATCATCCGAAAAAAGTAATATATCAATCTCCTGCGGCTTATCGGTATATTTTTTGAGAAATTTTGCGGCCGCTTCCGTTTCTTTTTCATCGAAAGTCACGCGAAAATATTGCAGGTCTTTGCCTGGCGCATTTTCGGTTTTTGGACTTCCTTTTCTAATCTGGCCTATCTCGGGGAAGGCCATCCCGCGATCAGATAATCCACGTATAGACATTTTTTCCTCCTGCCTTATTCAGGCCACATACTTTTTATTGCTTCGTCGCGATTGAATGGTTTTTCTGTAAGCCCTAAAATCTTTCCGAGATTATGGGCTGCCTCAATCGCTTCCAATTTGTTTTCTGCTTTTCGTCTCTCGACATAATCACGGGTCACGAAACCGCGATCCTCTCCGCACTTCGGGCAAAAAACTTTGAACATGCGTTCTGGCCCCTTAACGCGTTGGGTAATTAAAGTTCTCCAGCACTGTGCGCAAACGTAATTAGCTTCGATGCGCGCGGCCTCCTGTGATTCCAATTCGTCATATCTTTTTTCCTGCATTTCTCCTCCGTTACTTGCCTAAATACTTTGCCTCTGTCAAGATGCGCAGGACTTCTGAACCCTCTTTCAAGATCAGGCCAACAGCTTTATAAATGCCTTCGCGCGTCAAATCGTGAGACATGATCTCTCCTGCCTGGCGCATGAGTACCGACATAGCCATTAATGCATTGTCAATTTGCTGCTGCGCCTTGTAACCTAATTCACGGGGTTTGCTCACCGATTCCTTACCATTTGGCTGACTTTTAGTTTCCATTTGATACTACGGCAGGTATTTCAGTTAAATTAGAAACATGAATGCCCTCCGAGAATTCGACTGCCCAGGATGCGTCACACAGACCGCACTCATAGACGCGGGTGGTAACGTCCTTAACGTTTCCAACCGAGATACACCTATCGGGCTGACTGCCACAGTTCGGGCAGCGCATAGCCCCTATGTCGCGGTATTGATTAGTGGTCATGCTTCACCCTATCGCCGGAATCATGGAATCATCAATACGATTCGGTTTTGGATAATCCGCTTCACGCCCGCATTTCTGGCAGAACAGATATTCCCCACCGATTTCGCTATATTCACCCTGGCTGAAATTACTGTGGGTGGTATCACACCCGATCATGTAATTGCCGCAATCCGGGCACTCATATTCAATAACCCCGTTGGAGTGCTGAACCGCTATAACTTTTTTTGTAGGCATTCAAGCCTCCTGACAATATCCATCAATCAGTTTGAGTTTGATAATAAATTCCGCCTGCGCCGGAGCTCTGACCTTTTTGTATTCCGCCTGCGCCGGAGCTGTGACCTTTTTGTATTCCGCCCACGCCGGAGCTCTGACCTTTTCGTATTCCGCCCACGCCGCAGCT